GTCTGTACCACCACCACCTTTACACTCATATTCCATGAGTTCGTCAGCGGTATCGCCAGTAAACTGTTTATAACCATAGATGTCAGTGTCAAAACACCACAAGTCCAATTTAAAGTCCTTGTACTCGTCCATGATACCTTTAACTTCGCCAATGAAGTCACGTGCCATAGCATCGGAAATACTGCCAGACATGTCAATTGCCACTGACACATCGATGGTTTCTTCATTCATCATACCCGGCAATACAGCACCACAATGCTGACTCTTGCGGTTAGGGCGGCTAAAGCTGAAGTTACTCTTGAGAATACTTTGGATATTCATACGCAACATCTGGCGCCAGTCCATCTTAGGCTCAGTGAATGTTTGGATCATACGTGCCACAGCACCTGGAACACGTCCGGCACCTGCGGCTTGAGCGGCCGCTACCATAGCTTCTTTGATCTCGTCACGGATCTGTTTCTTTTCTTCTGCAGTCAAACGTGGACGACCCTTGCCGTTGCCTTCTTTCTCGTCGCCATCTTCTCCTTCACCGTCACCTTCTCCTTCACCGTCTAAGTGTTCGTCCAACAACTCGCCCAAAGAACCGATGTCAATCTTTTCGGCCTTGTCATACAAGTCATCATAGATCTGCTCATAGCTCATGCCACGATATTTGTTGTCTTGGAAGATCTTAATCCAACTTGGCACTTCACCAATCCGCTCATCTTTTAAGATTTGATTGACAGCATAGTCAGCGGCAATGTTAGACAACTGTGGATCACGATGATCACGACGACCCATATGGTCAAAGACATTGTGTAACACTTCGTGAGCAAATCCAAACTCTGCTTCTTTGGGTTTGAGTTTGTTGACAAAGTCGTTGTTATAATAAAAGTTACGACCATCTGTGGCCAATGTAGCACACCAGTCTGACGCATCGATGAGTTTCATGCGGGTGGCAAGGTTGCCAAAGAATGGATGACGGAGTAGCAAACCGATACGAGCAGTGACCAATTTTTCTACAATCTTGGACTTTTCTGCCGCGGTATACTCTTTGGTAACAATAGGCTTTTTAACTTTTTCGGTCTTCATTACAGCAGTCATTTTGTATCCTTATTAGTGTCTAAGTATATATTATACAGTAAATTTATCAAAAGAGCAAGTAAAAAAGGCCCTTGCGGGCCAATTTTATTCCATTGCTTGGATAATGTACTTGCCGTATTTGTCATGGAAACGGTCAAAGTTCTTCAATTTGGTAGCATCGAATGGCAATTGATAGTTGGTGAGTGCAACTTTTGCACCCATCACAACCAACTCTGTTGGGAAATTATCCATCATAAATCCAAAGAAGTTGTCTGCCATGCTATCCCAATCCTTGGCCTTCTTCTGATCGGCACTTTGGAGTTCGTAGCACAGGCTAACTGTCAATGAATACATAGCGGAAATCTCTTTGATCTCACACTTCTTAACCTTACCGCTCAAGATATCTTCGGGCTTGGGCATCTGTTTTGCCACTTTGCGGTGTGCCATAAACTTAACAGCCAGGCCTTCGCCAATAGCACCTGCAACCAAATCAGTCAAAGTACCTTCGTCCAAGTCATCGTCGATGAGCAAGTCACTTACAAATGACCAGCTACGTGGAGTAGCAAAGGCACGTGAGCTAGACTTTGGATCAAAGTCGTACAAATCTTGCTTGGCAAAGCCAACATAACCTACAACCTGTTCATGAACACGGTTGTTAGTAGCCCACTGGAGCCAATCTTCGTAGTCTGTCTTAAGTTCCAAGTGAACAAAGCGGTTAGCCAACGGAGCAGGCATACGATAAGTAACGCCTTTGTCAGTTTCACGGTTACCTGCGGCAACAATACTAACGCCTTTTGGCAGTACATAAGTACCAACACGACGATTCAACACCAATTGGAAAGCCGCTGCCTGTGTAGCAGGTGCCGCAGAGTTCAACTCGTCCAAGAACAAGATAGCAGTAGACTCTGGATCTGTGGGCAATTCTGCCGGAGGTGCCCATGTCATTGTGTTTTCAACAGAGTTAAAATAAGGAATACCCTTGATGTCAGTGGGTTCCCACAAGCTCAAACGAACGTCAATGACTTCGCGACCTTGCTCGTCGCCAATTTGTTTAACAATATCGGATTTACCAATACCGGGAGGACCCCACATGAATACCGGACGCTTAATTTTAACGCATTTACGAAGGCTTCGTTTAGCTTCGTTGGGAGTAACTGTACGATTAGATGAAATTTGTTCTGCCATTTTAAACTTTCAGTGTTTGGATTTAAAAAATACTGATTGCTTGTTGCTTCAGTATGTATAAATTATACACGAATTATAGTTCTATGTCAAGCAGATTTCAGGCTTTTTGCTTTTGCTGTGCTGAATTTTGCTATGTTGCCAGAAAACAACACCAATTGGACAGCCATTTTATCGTTGAAAACAAAGACGGCCTTGTTGGTTATATACCACGGACAGTCTATAAAGTTGTCCAATTGGATAATTAGGCGGTTTGTGTATTCTACAGGATCTTCAAAACGGACCTTGTGTGCTGTAAATTGTGTGGTTAACCGAGCAAATCCTTCGTCGGTTAATCTTAGTCCGCCTTTTTCTTTCTTCCTGGGATTTTGCCACCAAGCGGTAACAAGTTTTCTTATGGATTTTTCGTCAGTAGATAATCCAGATTTTTCTGCTATGTATTTTGTGATCTCAATCTTTTGGTTCATCTGTTAACTTTTCTCCGGTAGTTAATTTAAACACAGAGAACTCGGTGGTATTGAACTGCTTATTAAGTTTTTCGGCAAGATTAATAGCGTGACCACTGTTTGAGAAACTAACTTTTTTGTATTTTGGACCAAGTTGTTGTGCAACCAAACTAGTAGTTTTTAAGTTAATTGGCTTATCCTGATGGAATACTGCCCAGATAGCTTCTGCTTCTAGTACTTGCTCTGTTTTGTAGGTTTTTTTACTAGTAATTTCTAATAAAACCTTTGGCTTTGGTCTGCTCATATATACGTTTCTCCGAAAAGTGCGTATATATTTATTAGATTAATTAAAAATTACCGCCGTCGACTTTGACAGAAATAGGTCCAGTATCTTGTGGAGTTTGGGCAATTTGATCTAGTTCGCCGGCTAATCTTGTCATTACAACACTTAGACTATTTTGTAGATCTGTGGCTTCTTTGATAGACAAAGTTAGATCCTTTTTGCCACCTTTGATGGCAACTCTAACCTTATCTAAGAAGTCTTCAATGGGTAATGTGTTTAACTGTTTCATACTTTATTTAAACGATTTAACACAGACTTCATTTCCTGCGGAGTGCGGAAAGGACCTTGATAAGGGTTGCGTTCTAATGTAATCAACTTAGGACAGAAGCTCTTTAACCATCCTTTACGGAAGTGAATCACATAGTAACCGGCACAATATCTGCTTTTGCTTTTTGGGCTTTTAGCAAATAATGGAAGCTTCTTCTTAACATCATAGACAGGATCATAGGGTTGTGTTCTACAAGGATAATCGTAGACTGTATAATCGTTGATATTGTTTTTCTCAGCTTTGATCTTTTTAATGCTTTCTTCAAAGATAGCAATACCGAACTGTGCGTTAATTTCGTTGAGATCTTTAAACTTAACCTGTTGACCATTTTTTAAGAAAATATAACCTTTTTTAGACTTAGAAATGCTGCCAATCTTTGACTTTTCGTCTCTAACCAGCCATTCTTTGTTTGGGATTAGTACTTTAGCTGTTGAGTTCATTGTGTGTATCTCGCATTTAATGGTTCGGCATAGCTCTGTACTTGTTCACTGATCTTATTAAGATCGTATTCGGCACAGAGTTTAAGCAATCTAATACCTACTTGTGCTACATTCTTGTTAGAGGTAGTAGCGGTATCAATTGTTTCTTTAATTAACGCTTTAATCTCATCGGGCTGTGCTGTAAGATCGCAGAGTTGTACGTTACGAGTATAGTCATCTAATACTCTGTGTTCCACACCTTCGTGGTCGGTCCAACGCTGAAGCATCATGTTGTTCCAATTGTAGCCTTTTGAATCTCTGTCGGCAAAGGCTTCACGGAGACCAACTTTATTCTTTGTCCCTTTCTCACGTACTCCCGGATAAGCAGAGAAGATGTTGTCGGATGTGTCGCCACGCATACACTTCTCAAAGAGTAACCATGCTGGGTCCGGGATGCCTTTTGGCAGTTTAGTCTTTTTATCAATGACATACTTACCTTTTTCATCAAAGTATCCTTCGTGAGTAGTTGTAACCTGCATTACTCCATTGTACTGTTTTACGTTTGGAGCAATTAGTTGTGCGAAATCTCCATCTGTTGAAATAATAATATGGTTGTCTTCGGGATGACTTTTAATCCAACCGGCAATTAAATCATCTGCTTCTAACTGCGGATGTTGTAGAACAGTGGCATTAGTCTTTTCAGTAATAAAATCTTTAAACTGATCAAAAGTTTCCCAAAATACTCGTTCTTCTTCTTGCTCGGATGCTGTATGTTTAGCACGAGCGTCTGTGCGTTGACGTTTGTAAGGCGCATAGTAATCTTTACGCCAGCTTCGACCTTCTAAAAAGAAGATGACATGGTCGCCTTTAAAGTCGCGCCATGCTTTGCGTACACTACCAAGTACGGTCTGTAGACTCATGCCTACCTTATCTTCCAAACTACCACGAATAACGTGTCTAGCACGAAAGAATGTATTTGCTGTATCTACCAGAATGTATGTCTTAGACATTAACTAACCTCAGTTCTACCGTTACCCAAATTGTTTACATTAATAAAGCCGGCACCTCGACGGTCCATATTAACACCTTCTTCAGCACCTACGTTTCTACATAGTTCACTGAACCACTGGTCAACAATGGCTTCATCTGATTCTCCATTGTAACCAGCACTACGTAATTGTACTACAAAATACTCGTTCCAGTCAAGCTCAAAGAAGCCATTACGGATATTATCTTTGTTGACATGTGTATCTAAGACAGCTACCCAAGGTTCTTTATTGGCTGTGGCCTGTTCTTTGGGTGTAAGTTTTACCGTTTCTACTTTTTCAACAACGGGTTCTGGTTCTTTAATACCAAATATATTTTTAATAAACTGTTTCATTGTCTTCCTTTTAAATTCCATACTAGGAATTCAGTTTTTTCAATCCAATAGTCAACGTATATAGGTTCGCCTGGCCCAGTAATCATACGTACTCCATGATAAGCACGTTTACCAAAAAGTTGTTTACCTGTTAAAAAACAAGTTCTTGGTCGTGTCCAACATAGTTTTAATTTCCAACCTGTTGCTCTTTGTAGTCCGTGATCCTCCGAAGGCGGAGATTGACTTACAAATGTATCCTGCGGCATCAAGTGCCCCACTCGTTTTTAAACAGTGGAACCTGTAATCGATCGCTGTAGCGAAGGCCATGCTTCATGGCCGCTAGTGCCACTGCTTTATTATTTAATGAGTAAACGCTTTCAACTCCGCCAACTGGCATCAAATATACAGGGCCTTGGAATCCAGCGGCTCTATATTCTTCTGTGGCTTTTAATGCGTCTTGGATATCTTCTTCTGTGGCTACTACAAACTTCAAATATACATAACCATAGTTCTCGTAGTCAACAACTACCTTGGGTTTGATAGCATCTTTCCAAGGCTCACCAGCCGCCGGCAATTTAGCACTCACACTAAATGTAAACTCTGTGTGTCCGCTACGCATGGACAAATATTCTTTGAACTTTTCTGTAAGGCGCATTGTGCCATTTGTTTCAAATGTGATATCTTTACATCCACGCATTGATTCCTGTTCTAGCAAATCTGGATAAGCACGTTGCCAACCTAGCAATGGCTCACCTCCTGTGATAACAAGATGTTCCTCTCGCCATTGTTTAAATGGAAGTAGATCTACAATAGATTCTGCCAGTCCTTTTGTATCTACCATTGGGCTTAGATCTTTAAATGCCGGATGCCAGCTGGCATAGCTATCGCAACCTGTACTAACCAGTGGCAGAGATTTGTATTCTTTAAACTCAATTGCTTTTGAGGCAATGTTTTCTGCTTCGGTGCTTAGTTCGCCTCGCGGCATTCCAAACCCTTGACAGGTAAAGTTACAACCATACGTGCGTAGAAAAATACTAGGCACCCCCATGAAACGGCCTTCGCCTTGAACGCTGTAGAATAGTTCGGATACTTTAATGTTCATAATA